TTGGATTTACATTTTTTGTTATATTATCCTAATTAGTGTTATGGCAAAGATTTCACGAATGGCAATGGTTGGTATTTCGCAGGCTATGGAGTCTAAGTTGGCTGCACGTTTGGGTGCTTTGGTAACAAAGGGAAATACTATTATGAGTACTGGTTTTAACAATTGTGATAGGTCATCTTTCCTAAAGAAGCACGATATTTGTCAACATGCAGAGATGGCGGCTGCAACAAAGTTTATTAATTCGTATGTTAGGCGTAACTCTAAGAAGTTTACATATAGTAGGGGTAAAAATTTGAAAGGGAGCACCAATGTATAATTTGAAGAAGTATACGGTATGGTGTTTTAGGATAACTCGAAATTCATCTTCTAAGACATCTTGTGCGAGACCTTGTGCTATATGTCTAAAGAGGTTGAGGGAACTTGGTTTTGGGAAAATTGCATTTACAAATTCTAATGGGGATGTAGAAATTCATAAGATAAATGAATTAAAAAGTACTCATTTGTCATTCTATCAAAAGAATGTGTATCAAAAAATAAAATTATAATACATCGTCAACATTATATACATTAATATTATTCACGTCAACATAATTTAAATTTTTATTTTCATTTTCATTTACATTTTCATTTTCATTTTCATTTTCATTTTCATTTTCATTTACATCTGTATTCACACTATCATTAACAGTATTATTAAAATTTGTACTAACATTATCATCTTCAGAGAAAACATATTTTTTAATATTATTGTAATTCTTATTACAAACACAATTATATGAATTGTCTCTATTGATTTTTATTGGAACTTTGTTTCCTCGATATTTTGTTAAAAATTCTGGAGGACATATATGGAAATTATGTAAATTTGAATTTTTATCTAAACCCCATTCTTTGTTTTTTATTTTTACTATTTTTTGTGGTATAAAAGGTGATGATTCAAAAATACGGTCAGTTTCTGATATAATTCGTAAATAAAATTCTTTAGGAATCATTCGTTGTTCGCGCGGTAATGTTAATTGTGCTCTTATAAATCTACTTAATCTGTCAAAATCTTTACTAGATATTTTATGTGCTTCACATCTTTTACCCCATGAAAAATAACTTCCAACAGAGTTTAATATTCCAACACTTATACTAGAAATTCCAACAACAATAGGAATTGATGAACTAAAACTACCAAATATATCAGAAGAACTGGTTAACGAAACAGAACCACTTAATGTTGCTAAAATAATCGCAGGTATATCAACAAGTGTTCGAAGATAACCAAAATAACTTTCACTTCTTTTATGTAATGCAGAATAACACATACATTTTTCACCAGTATCCTTATAATAATCTTCTAATACATCACTCCATTGTACAGGGTATTTATCATTGGTTATTTGAACCATTTATAAATACAAATTAAAAATTAAAATAAATATAAACTTATTTACAAATTCAATACACATTAACACATTTAAACATTTTAGATACAATAAATTTTTTATCTTCATCCAATGCTATTTTAACATTAATCTTGTCAGAATTAACACCATATTGTATCATTGATATTGTTGGAGTAATATTTAATATACCAACATTAGAATTATTTATATAACTTTCCTCGATTTTCGTAGGATATTCTATAGTTGCAATTGCTCCTAAATCAGTCTGGTATTTAATATATTTATCACTATCATTATATGAATATACATCTCCATTAATAAAGTTTCCTAATGAATAAAATATAAATCCACCATTATACATTTCGATTGGTAAAATATTATTTGTTCCAGTACATTGTATTATATCTGCTCCATTATCTATCATCAATCTACATAAATTAATTATTATATTGGATACATAATCAGTAAAATTATCTCCCCAATTTAATGTTATAATAAGTATGTCACACATTTTTTTGGTATTTTGTATTAGGCGTATTGCATTACAATGGTTTATCTTATCACCTTTGTCCATATTTTTATCTGTTGAAAGTTTCCAAATATAATTATTTTTGTTTTTAAAATTATATTCATTAGATTCATTAGATTCATTAGATTCATCAGATTCATTTAATTCATTTAATTCATTTAATTCATTTATCCAATTATGTGTAGCAGATAAAAATCCGACTATGTAACCATTTGTTGTAATAAAATGGGGTTCTGATTCAAATCCCTTAATCATATTTGCACCACTGTAACCTATCCCCATTTTTTCTAGTGTTTTAACAGTATCATTTAATCCATAATTGTAATTAAATGATCCTTTTATCATATTTTTATTAGATATACTTAAATGATTAATTTTAGTAGGTATAAGACATCTTGCAAAATTTTTATTTAAATGAGAGTAATTTTCATTATATTTTAAATTGTCTGTTAATATTGAATTTAAGTTTCCACTTAATATATCGTGTGAATGAAGATTATCCAAAGTATTCCCCCATAATGAGTATAACGTTTTTTTAGTTAAACCAAATTTGTTATACGAATTTATAGTATAATTTGCTTTTTCTCCGAGATTTATATTTCCAATTAACCCAATCTTCATATTAATAGAAATTAAATTAAAAATACGAAACTAAAATACTAAAATTAAAATAAATATTTTTAAATTATTGCGATTATTATATGAGATATTAATATTTTTCATTATTAATGCCTATTAAAAATATAATGATTGATATAGATGGAACTGTATCTGATGATATTCCAAATGAAAAACAACACTTATTTTTAACGGCAGATGTAGAAAAAGATGCAGTTGAATGTGTAAATAAATTATATGAAATGGATGATACACATATAACTTTTTTCACTTCTCGTAAAGAAGAACATCGTAAAGATACAGAGGAATGGTTAAAAAATAATGGATTTAAGTATCATGAACTTTTACTTAACAAACCACGTGGTGGTAATTACATATGGATTGATAATCTAGATGTAACTGGTATAAAATACAATAATCAAACAAATGGATGGAAAAATATTTTAGAGAATTTATCTAATAGATAGAAATATATGTATATATAAATGAATCGAATGAATCGAATGAATCGAATGAATCGAATGAATCAAAGAAATCAACAAAAAAAATATTATAAAAAAATCGAATATATAGGAACTATTACCGATTTAATTGATGGGAAAAATTTGGATCGAGATTTTATTTTAGTAACATTAAATGAACCATATATTGCAAAAAATAATGAAATAATAGAAAAAGTAGCATTTTATCGTTCAACTGGGACATCCGGTGGAGATGCAAGAAGAAAAGATATGTGGTTTCCGTGTAATGGATTTGTTTATGATGTTCAAATAGTTTCGGGAAAAGGTATTATCGTAGCTAAAATGATTAATAAAATTCTTTGGAATATAAGTTTTATAAAAATGCCATCAAGTATGAAAGAAACGGGATTGAGGCATGACGACTTAAAAAGATTTGGAACAGAAACATATTTTAATATATCTAAAGAATTAGGTGGAGGAATATGGGATGAAAAATATAAAAGTCCTAAAGATAAAGAATATAAAACAAGTTATGAAATAAATACTCTTATAGATAAAAATAATAGTTATGGAATTAAGATGAATAGTGCATTAGAATTCACAAAATTAAAAATTCAAATTGTTAATAGTTCATATTTAAAAGAAGGAACAGACTTATATAATCAAATTCAAGAATTTGATCGTAGAATATTTTCGTTAAACAAATATCATATGCAAAAATTTGAAATAAAAGGAATTCGTGATTCAGAGAAGAAAAAAGAATTTGTATTAAAAGAGAAAATACCCCATATAATAGATATAACACATTTCCCACCCACCGAAGATAAAAGAGAAAAATACTTAAATAAACTTAAATTTTATTGTGACCAATTGAAACAATTGAAATCAAAAGAACAACGTGCATTGAAATTAGAAAAACAACGTTGGAAAGCAATGCAACGATTTAATCAAAATATAAAAAAACTTAGACGACAACTTAATTCTATGCAGAGAAAGGAAACTTAATTGATTGGTGTGGGTCATAATCTAATATCTTAAAATCTTCTATCTTAAAATTATCAATATTTTTAACATTTTTATTTAACATTAGTGTAGGAAATTTTCTAGGTTTTCTAGAAAGTTGTGTTTTTACTCCTTCAAGTTGATTTGAATATATATGTGTATCTCCAAAACACATTCGTAGTTTTGCTGCTTTTAAACCAGTAACTTGTGCCATCATATGTGTAAGAAGAGCATATGACGCTATATTAAATGGACATCCTAACATCCAATCAACACTCCTCTGGTAAAGTTGACATGAAAGTTCCTTTCTCTCAACAGATACATAAAACTGGAATAGAATATGACACGGATTTAATACTCCTTTTTCCATTACATCAACATCCCAACAAGATACTACTATTCTTCTGCTAGTAGGATTGTTTTTAATTAATTCAATCGCATTCTTAATTTGATCTATACCCTTTCCAGTGTAATCAGTGTTCATTCCAGTATATTCTTCTCCCCAGTGTCTCCAGTTAAAACCATACATAGGTCCAATCTGTCCTTCTGGATAATCACCAAGTCCATTGTTGTCAAGAAATTCACGAGTAGTATTTCCCTTCCATATATTAACACCTTTTTCTTCTAATTTTTTAGAATTCGTTTCACCGCGAAGAAACCATAGTAATTCTTCTATAATACCTTTAGTGAAAACTCTTTTAGTTGTAAGAAGTGGAAATATATTATTTCTTAAATCAAATTCAAGCGATTTTCCAAACATACCATAGACACCTGTTCCAGTTCTATCGTCTCTTATATCTCCTTCCGTTATTAGTTCTTTAGCAATATTTAAATAGTTTTTTTCATCATTATTATTGTGAAGATATCTAGAAAAGAATAATGCAACCTTGTCACATTCTTTATTATCGCATATTCTATCTTCATACTTGTTTTCACCCTTTCGTGGAATACATTTACATGAACCATCATATTCTAGTTCAGAAACGCTTTCTCTATAAAATGTATCGAACCATAATGAAACTGTAGGAAAAAACACATCAGCATTTGCATCAACTTCTATAAATGTTAAATTCAATTCCCTTACAAGATTATGTTGAATTGCATAATCATATAACTGACCTCCACCAATTAGATAAATACTTTCTATATTTTGCAATTTATCTGTTTCTAAAAGACAATCCTCTACTGATGAAAAAAGAAGACAATTGTTTGGAATGTCATTATCTTTCATTGTTCTTGATATAATTATGTTTAGTCGGTTGGGAAGAGGACGAAATTTTTGTGGTATAGATAACCACGTATTTCTACCCATAACAACAGCATTTTTCATATTCTCATTTTTCGTTTTAGTTGTAATGTTCTTAAAGTGTAACATATCTTTTTTAAGCATTTTCCACGGAAGACCATTTTTACGACCTATTCCAAAATTCTTATCTAGTGCAGCGATAATTTTAAAATAACGCATTTAACTTATTTTTAATTATAATTTAAATACGAATAATAAACTTTATGTAAAAACAATTATTGATATCTATTGAATTATATTATATTAAATCATATATTATGTACATTTTTGGGATTGTTCTGCTTCTTGGCGTCCAATATCAATTGCATTTAATATTTGAGTAGCAATACTTCTATGGTCAGGTGCATCTATTTGAGCATTTGTTTTTCCATATTTTGTAAAATACTGATATGTATACTGTAAATTTGCATTTAAATCATCGATTTGTTGTTGTAAATTACCTATTTGTTGTTGAAATTGAGTATTTAGGGTTACACTTGTATTTAACTCATCGTTTAATTTATTAATAATAGCAGATTTCCATTTTTTTAATCTAATTTGATGAATTTGTGATTTTATAATATCTTTTTCTATTTGTTCGCGGTTGCGAACTGCTATTTTATAATTTCTAACTGCTAACGGATATTTTCTTTTAAGTAGGTCTGTCTTTTTTTTACGAGTTTCTGCTAATCGTAATCGTTGTTGTGCATCTTTGAATAAGACTCTTGCTTGTTGATGTGCTCGAGTATTTGGATTATTTTCATTCATGTTATTATTTTGTGAAGGTGAAGATGAATCTTTTGAAGATTCTTCTTGTTGATGTGAACCTCTTCTAGGTGAACTTCTTCTAGGTGAACTTCTTCTAGGTGCTCTTCTAGGTGAAACTCTTCGAAGTGATTTGTTTGCAGGTTCTTCATATTGAGATGAATCTATATTTTGAGAACTTACTTCGTTAGATGAATCTGCACCGCCTTCTAATCGTTTAGTTATTTTACTACCTGATTTGATAATTTTTTTATTCACCATTTATACTATATTAAAACATAAAAATACCATAAATTATTTAAATTTATTTTAATGTTTTATCATATATTAGTCTAAACTTTGACAAATGAATAAATATATTTTGATGTTCAGATAAATCATATTCACATGGTATATCATCTTTTAAAATAAACGGTTCGATATTAATTTTAAATTTTGTAGGTATATATTCACTTATATTAGCTGTCAATCGTTTAAATTTAGATAGAACTTTACTATCACTTAATTTAGTTTTGTCTTTAATCATTATAAAATAGTCTCTATTGAATTTAATATATCCTTTTCCTTTCCTTGATTTTGTATATTTGAGATAAAAGTAATATCTTCTTCTTTTTTTAAGTTCGTCTCCTCGATCATAATTATCAAAAGTAAGACCACCTAAATCATTAATTTTTAAATATAATTTAGATTTATAAACCCTACACATAACATATCCAAATTCTTCAATTGGTTGGTGACATTTACCTTCCATAGTAAATCTTATTCTTTCACCATTATCGAACGAAATAAAATCATTGTTTGAAGTATTTTTTATATAAAAAACATCTGTTTTAAAATTTACATCTCTTTTAAATAACATAAATTTGAAAGATATATATCATTGGGTTACAATATTTTTTAAGAGAATTCCATCTTTATTTGCTGATTTTTCAATTGCTCTTCTTCGTTGCGTATCTTTCAATTTTAACCTACAACCATATATTAAAAATCCCCCCATAAATAATAGCAACAACAACATAAATCCAACTAAAATAATTTCACTAATTTTCATTTATAATTATGATTAATTTATTTTTATATATATTCCAATTATAATCAATAATATTAAATAAATAATATTTAATAAATATAAATGTGGATAGTAGATTCATTAATTGCTCTTGTTACAAGTTCTATTGTTGCATTATTTGGTAAAGAATCAATCGAACGTTGGGAAACATCACCAGTTATGTTTAGTACTAATGTAATAGTATTTACATTAGCATTTTTAGTATTCTTAATTAAAGAAAGAACATTCCCGAGTTTTAGTTGGGAATCATCTGTTGTAGGTATTATTACTGGAATAGCATTTATATTTTTATATAAAGCGTATAAAGCATCACCTAATGCAGGAGTTCCTACATCATTAAGAAGATTACAAGCACCATTAATGGCGATCGCTGCAATGTTTATATTTGGAAGTCCAGTTACAAAGAAAGATATATTAGGTCATCTTTTAGTTGTTGTAGGTGCAGTAATAATTATACTAGGAGAAAGTAAAAACAATAGTAAAAACAATAGTAAAAACAATAGTAAAAACACTACAAATAAACAAAATACGTCAACTCTAGTAATTAGTATGTCAATTTTTGTTGTTTTATATACAATATCACTTTTATGGCAAACTAATATTACAAAAAAAATATCAATATCTAATTTTATGGTTTGGAATACATCATTTTATTTAATAGTACCATATATATTGGGTGTAATAAAACACAATGATATAAACCCATTTAAATATGGTATGGATAAACAAGTAAATGCCGAGAAAATCAAAAAATATGATATATTCTATATTTTATTGCTAGGTATATTTACATATCTATATTTATTCTTCCAAGCAAGAGCATTAAAAGGAGCACCAAACCCAGGTAATGTTAAAGCAATATTAAGTGGAAATATATTACTTTCTACCCTCGGTGGTATATACTTATTTAATGAACCACAATTATCAACTATTGGATGGGTAGGTGCTGGAACAATCACTGCTGGTGCATTAACTGTAGCAATATAGATAAATTTTAATAAAGAATAAAAGAATAAATAAAAGAATAAAATTAAAAAAGAATAAAATTAAAAAAGAATAAAATAATATTCTAATCCGAATAATATTTTATATATAATTATAATATAATATAATGTGGGTATTTGATTCATTATTAGCACTTGCGAGTAGTATAATATCTTCTTTATTTGGAAAAGAAACGATTGAAAAATGGGAAACTGCATCTGTTATGTTTGTATCAAATATAGTTCTTCTTGTAATAACATTAATTACTTTTTTTATTGTAGAAAAAACATATCCACGCTTTAGTTGGGAATCATCCATTGTAGGTATAATATCAGGTATATCTGTTGTATTTCTGAGTCGAGCATATAAAGAAGCGTCAAATGTTGGTATAGTATCTGCATTGAGAAAGTTACAAGCACCATTAATGGCAATCGCTGCATTATTCCTTTTTGGAAGTTCAATTAAAAATAAAGATATGTTAGGGTTTTTACTCATTATTATAGGTACAGTTGTAATAGTTTATAGTGAAAAAACCGATAAAACAGATAAAGGTAACATTAAACAACTTGTTTTAAATACAGTATTATCTATAGTAATTGGTGTTATTGCATTATTATGGCAAAGTAAAATATTAAAAAATACGTCGATACATAATTATTTAGTATGGAGTATATTAGCATATACCTTTGTTCCATATATAATAGATGCTATAGAACATAATGATTGGAACCCTTTTAAATATGGAATGGATAAAAGAGTAGGTAGTGGCAATATTACAAATATGGATATTATTTTCTTATTACTTCAATCAATATTTGTGTATACATATGTATTCTTTCAAGCAAGAGCATTTAAAAACGCACCAAATCCAGGTAACGTAAAAGCTATAATGAGTGGAAATATTCTTTTTACATCACTAGCTGCAACATACATCTTTAATGAGAAAAAAATTAATCAAATTGGATGGTTAGGAGTAGGTTTAATAACTTCTGGTGCATTAACAATTGGATTATAAAATCTCATACCATATTATACTATATATATCTTACTATAAATATATCTTACAATAACAATAAATAATTATACTAGTTCCAATACATAACCCATATATAAAATCTTTTTGTCGTAGACGCAATGTAGAAAACAAATCCAAATCATCGTACGTTATTGGTTGTCCCATAACCTTATTTTAAGTAAATTTTTGATTTTATATTTTATCATATAATAAATTTTAATTTAATTTTTAATTTAATTTTATAAATTCATATATTTAATATGATTTTTTGTAGTTTAAAGATTTCTAGATAGTATTATTTAGTTTTTATGAAACGGAATGATCTGTTAAATAATATATCTCCGCCTGAGTATAGCGGAAATTCATGTTTTTTTGATTCTGCATTTATGGCATTGTTTGGAACACCCGACAGTTGGATTAACAAAAATATCATTTTTAAAAAAATAAATAACGAATTTTTATCAAAATATGATAATACTTTGCATACACGATGTTATAATGGAGATGTATTATTCAAGACATTACATAATAAAAGTATTAAAAATATAACTACGACTGAATTTAAACAATTATGTATTCATCATCTTAGACAGACTACATATTTGAAAAAAAATATTAAAAAAGAGGTATTGTTTAAGTATATCCGTGAAAATTATTTACCATCATTAAACAAACGAAGTGAATGGATTAATAAATTTCGAAAAGTTGATAGAGAAGCAGAAAAGTTCATCAAAACAAAAATTCAAGTATCTTTGTTAAATATGATAATGTCAATGCGAAATGGTACTGGTGGAAAAATATTAAAAATTTTTAAAGAAACAATTATTAAAAATGGTTGTTTACCTTTGAATAATGTTGAACTTAAACAAACGCTTCTTACAAATCACGAACAGACATCAATTACAATGATAAGATATATATTTGATTTATTTTATATTTCTCCGATTAAATTTTATGAAAAGAAAATATATTGTAATGATTTAAATAATAATTCTGAATTAACATATGACTCAGATAAAGTAATTGTGAAAAATATTACACTATCATATCCTATTTTATTGATAGATGTTCATGAAGATTTTGATTTTAATACTAATGAAGAAATAGAAATAATCGATAAATCAGATGAAATAAAAATAATAAAAATAATCGATAAATCAGATGAAATAAAAATAATCGATGAATCAGATGAATCAGATGAATCAGAAATAACAAATGAATCAGAAATGACAAATGAATCAGAAATGACAGTTGAATTTGAAATGACAAATAAATCAGAAATGACAAATAAATCAAATAAATCAAATAAATCAGAAATGACAAATGAATCAGACAGAAATAAAAAAAAATTATCAGATGTAATTAAATTAGGGAAAATAGAAACATATGAATCAGAAACTCCAACATATGAATGCAATGATAAAAAATACAAGATACTCCAAAAAACAACTCAAATCTTAGACACAGATTTTTTAATAGTAGAACTTAATAGATGTTATTTTCCATCATATACTACAAAAAAATTAACTGATACTGACATAATTCCCGAAGAAACAATACACTTAGGAAGAAAATTATATCTTAAAAGCATTGTTTGTTACTTTGGTCATTTTGGTGAAAAAGAAGTACCAATAACAACACAAGAAGGAGGACATTATGTAACATATCTGAGAGGATTTGATAATGGAGAATCTAAATGGTATTTTTATAATGATATATCAATTAGTAATGGAAAGGTTGAATTCAAAGAAATAGGTGATTTTAATAAATTAATGAATGATAAAATAGTTAGAAAGAAAAGTGTCGTGTATGTATACACAACAGATAATGGTAAAACAAATGTATGTCCTGAATATGTAAAGGAAATTATAGATATGGGTATTTGTATATAAATTTAATTCTTATTTGAAATTTTCCATTATTTATTAAATTTTCCATTTATTTTTGCAATTTACACAAGTAATAAATACTGTCATCGGTTCATCTGCAGAACGAGTTTGCATTTGATAATATGTACATTTGCGTTTTTTACATTTATGACATTTAAATTGGTCAGTATATGCTTTTTCTTTTTCTTTTTCTATTATAGTATTTTCTTGTCTTTTAATAATTATTTCCCATTTTTCTGGAAAAATATCATATGGACTCATATTAACTAGATTAGATGGATCTACTACACCATTCATAATTTTAGATACCAAGTTTTTATTACCAATATGAGATTCTGGGTTAATATTATCAATAATACTTGACGCTTTAGTTATATATAAATTTTTAAATAGATCATTAGTCCATAAACGTGTAATAGAGTTGTTTTCGGAAGTTACAATTGTCCAATTAAATATAGTACGTTCTATTTCAGAAGCTATATCGGATGAAACATTCTTATTAAGATACTCTGTAACTTTTTTTCTATAATCATTCATTTCTATTTAATAGATATTATTTTTTAAGTAAAATAATAATTATAAATTCTATTGATAATAAATCATTTTTACATCATTTCTAATATACTTTTTTCTGTTCCCTTTTGTTTTATACTATGTTTTTTAGAAAGAATATCATCAAATGTAGGAGGTTTATAGTATATAGATTTTAAAACCTTTCCAGTAGACTTATTATATACTACCCATTTATTACCATATTCACTTTTTCTAATACTAGGACTATCATAACGATGTGATTGATTTTTAATATACCAATCAACCGTTTCTTCAGCATCCTTTTCAGAGTTACATAACTTTGACATATTTGATTCATGAACTATTCGAAATGCTTCATCCAAATCAATACCAAATGAAACACCCGCACCATAGACAACATATAATATGTCCGCTAGTGCGTCAGTAACTTCATTCATATCTTTATTTTTTAATCCATCTTTCAATTCGTTCACTTCTTCTTCAATTAGTGATAATCTAAGTTTTACAAGCTCTGGATTTTCAACCAAAATTTTTTTGTCTGGAACATCATTAACTACAACACCAAAACTGTTATTAAAATCAAGTACATCTGTGAAGTTTGTTCGATTATTCATTTAAATTAAAATCAATGTAACTTTAAATAAAGTAATTATAAATAATTAAATATTTATGTGCGTATATATTAATTATAATGACAACAAAACCAATTATAAATATGAATTTATTATTTGATGATAAAGAGTCATCATACCAAATTACTATAAAAAAACGAATCGGCGAAGAATCTTCGTGTGCTATTATATATCCTGTAATAATTAAAAAAAATAACAAAATTATTCGTAATAGTAGAAATACTGTAATAAAAGTTATTCCAACCAATAATAAAAATATGATTAACGAAATACAAATAAACCGCGAATTGGGGAAAAATGGAATTGCACCTAAAATATATGGATATAAACTATTAAAAAAAAATAATGACGGAAAAACTATTAAAGAATATATTAGTGCACATAATATATTGCATCAATGTTATACCATTCAATCTATTATAAATAAACATAAATACATTATTGTCATAGTAATGCAAAGATTAAATGGTATAACATTGGGAAAATTTTTAGCTAATGATAAAAATAGATTATCTAACAAACAATTAGATATAATATGTAAAAAAATTGCAATGATTCATCAAATGAATTATATACATAATGATTTACATTTAAATAATATCTTTCTTGATAAAAAAGAACCATATATCATAGATTTAGGACTTGCACAATATATTGATCCATCACAAAGAATAAAAAATAAAAAAAACAAAAATTATATGAACTTTTTATCGCAATCAGAGAAGTCTATGTTTAAAGGACAACATTTAAAATCTGTATTTAAAACATGTCCAACATTAGAATCTAAATGTTTATGGTCCAAATTATTAAAAGTCGATGTTAATAAACAATACTGTTTAAAAGCAGGATGGCCTTGCGAGAGATTTCAAGGATTACAAATATATTTAAAATGTCGAACACTAAGATTACATAGAAAGACGAATAAAACACAATATGAAAAGAAATATTTTAATGTATTAAAAGAAGTTAACAAATTAGAATATAAATTAAACAATTATGATAATTTTTCTTTAGATAAATACAATAAACTTCACATTAAACGTAATATATTATTAAAAGAATTGGGAAATCTTGTTAAAATCTTATTTTCAAAAGAAATTATCAAAAGTAAAGATGCCTAAATCTTAGTAATCTTTTAATCTTTTAATCTATTAATCTTTTAATCTATTAATCTTTTAATCTTTTAATCTAAATAATTATCTTTCTAGTATATATTTTATATCGTGTGGAACCATATTTGATGAAATATTTGCATTTATATTAGAATCTGGAAAATATCGGGAATATCGTTTAAATTTATCTTTACCCTTAACCGTAAATGGTGTAAAACTATCACCAACCCGAATTTTCATAGGAAGTTTTGCTTTCTTACCTGCATTAATATAACAAAATAATGCATTTTCACCACCATCATTTTTGAGATAAATTTCTTTTATTTCAGATATATTTTTAAACTTTTTAAGATTATATTTCATCATTTTTTTACATAATCCCATTCCCCAAAAAGATGGAGTTATATGTATTTGTCCAACATATGCTTTGTACTTGTCACCAGTAACAATATTACACGATTTTATATTATCAACAGAATCATAATTATTACTATGTAAAATATTATAAATGTATCCGATTACCCGTTGGTTAGGTTTTCCATAATCAATTATAAGCATAACCATCCATCTTATATTATCATCTCTAAAAAGATAATCATAAAATCCCACAACTTCTTCATTTTGAAATGAATCATCTTCTTCTAATTTACCATCTTTAGATTTGACATATACAACATCATATTTGATATTTTCAATTGCTTTCCATAAATTAGTTCTTTTTGAAAATTTATGTTTACAACTAGGAATCCATAACATTGTCATATTATATTTTACCCCCTTTTTTCTCCGAATAAAATCTTTTTCATCTAAATTATCATCTTTAATATCCATATATTATCATTTGATAAAATAATATATGTAAATATATCTGTATATAATAAATGAAAAGCAAATATATAATAAATCCAGCAACAGGACGAAAAGTTCTTAAAAACGCAATCTATTTATAGACTATCTGTATTTATATCTATTTATGAATACAGAAAATAATAAAAATGAATCAGAAAACCAATTTATGTTATTCTGGAAGGTTATACTATTAATTGGTATCTTTTACAGCATACCATCAATGCAATATATAATATATCAAGAAATGACTGAAATCCCAATTACATTTCCACACACAGAAAATAATATAACCACTAATGTAACTGTTAGTTCAGTGTGTAGATTTAATTACAAATGTCATCACGAAATTAGTAACAACATAGTTAGTAATATATTTTATCTTATATTGGGTGGAATACACTGGTTATTTACATACAAAAATAAGAATTCTATTACAAATCATTATCTCCATTATGCTTTGTCTGCGTGTTTGGTATTAGAAGGTATATTTTCTGCAATGTATCATATGTGTCCAAGTAATAGTAATTTTCAGTTTGACACCACATTTATGATTGTTATGTCAGGAATGCTTATAATAACCTATATATCGAAGAGAAATGTAAATATGAATTTCGAATTTTTTAGGGTATTCTGTTTTCTTGCTCTTCTTGTTGCGATTAGTTCAGCTCAACTTGGTTATGGTTCTAAAAACTGGATTTTAAATACATTGTGGGTTATGAGTTATTTAATGTATATGTGGATAACGAATGGGGTAGCATTTAATTTATTATATCCTGATGTGGAGTTCAAAATAGGTATTAGATTTATAATGAAATCATTTTTTATCCAATTATGTCAGGGTAGTAAAATATCATTGATTTTTATTATCATATTAAATGGTGCAAACATAACAATGTTGATTTTATCCCTTGCTACGTCAATCGTATACTCTATTATATATCTTTCTATAATGCTATTGTCTTTAACAATAACAATTGTAAATTATATTTATTATAAATCAGTTGAAAAGAAAGAAACAATCACCAATAAGGTTATATGTATGTATGTAGTTTCAATTATATTTATAATACTTGGAATGTATTATTTTCCAAAACCTACATACGGAAAATACGGGACAGTAATAGAATCATATGATAAAAACAGACCATGTATATTTTTAAATTATTTTGATACACACGATATGTGGCATATGTTTTCAGCGTTCGGTATATTTGCATTTCTCCAAGCGACATGGTGGATAGATGCAACGAATATATATACTAATCATTGCGAACAATTACTAGAAAATTCATAATAAATCATAATAAATCATAATAAATCAATAATTTTATCATTAATAATTTTATAATCATTATATGGTCGATAACAATGATAATAATCCTAATAACTAAATAATATATAAACAATAAATATAATAAATATAATAATGAAATTCACAGACGTTTTAGTTGCGACCGATCTTAATCCTTTATATTATAAATGTATACCAGTATTTATCGAAACTTGGGAAAAATTATTTCATGAAATTAAAATTCATATTATTTTAATTGCAGATGAAATTATTGATGAATTAATCCCCTATAAAAAATATATTAAATTGTTTAATCCAATTCAAGGAATGTATACAGCATTTACAGCTCAAACTATTAGAATTTTATATCCAGCATTAATTAATACAACTGGTGGAATTCTAATCACAGATATGGATATGATACCAATGGGTAGAAAATATTATACAGAACAGATCAAAGATATAGATGATTCTAAATTTATTTGTTATCGTCCTTTAAGTTGTGTAGGTGAGAATGAAATGGTTATATGTTATAACATAGCACATTCAAATGTATGGAGTGAAATTTTCAATATACATACTATAAATGATATTAAAAATGTGTTAATTTCAATATATAAAAATAATCACTATGAAAATCGTAGAGGAGGAAGTGGATGGAATCTTGATCAATTATATCTATATAAAATAACACAAGAATGGAATA